GAATAGAAAAGAAGATTTTGACTTCCTCCCAAAAGAACATAAGAGCCTTCTATATATCTGTATATTGATTCTGGATCGTTAGCCACACTTACTATTATTCCAAAAGAATCTTCTGGAGGGTTAGGATATCTGGCTTGCAATAGAGATAGGCTGCCATAATATCCCAGAAAGTTGCTTCTATAGGTTTCATCAAACAATTCCTCTATAAAATCTGCATATTCATTAAGGATATTAGAAAGCTCAATGAAGTCTTGAGCTGTTGCTTGCTCAAGCCTATTGATTACAGGATTTTTATTTATCTTTTCCTTGAGTGATGATGAAGGCCTAGTTAATGCCATATTCTAATTTTTAAGCAATTTGGTGGGTTTTATATTTGTAAAAAAGGACAGCATTTCAAAAGGAAACAATAGATCCTGTATTGTGAACAGTAGATTGATAGGAGACCTTTTTTATAGTGGCAAATTCTGGAAACTCTGTTTCATTTTCATTTAGATATTTCACCAAGTCTTTCAAATGTTCATTGGCGCTTTCTTTTTTTACTCTGGATAAAGTGTAGAGTTGATTTTCACTTAACTCAGATTTATCCTTTCCTGGTATCTCATCGTTTAAAAGAAAAAGGCCGTTAGGTTTAAAGATAAATGCCCCTTCATTGGCTATCTCTGATATCGTAAAATCTACCTGAGCATCTTTAGCCAATTCCTTAGCTTTTTTTCTGAAATCGTTATCTGCCAACTTAATTTTGGCAATGGTTTCTTTGCCTAAAACCGATTTAAAGTATTTAGCTTCTGTTCTCTTAATATGAGGTTTCAAGTTTATAAAGGTGATTCTGCTCTCATTGATGTTGTATCGCTTCTGGAAGTCATCTGTAGTTTGTGTAAAAAACTCAGAGAACTCAGTGTAAGCATCGGAGTCTTTCCAAAGTTTAAAAGTCTCGCCAGATTTGCTTTGCATAATCCTTAGCGCGTCATCTATTGCCTCCATGCCAGTCTCCAAGAGTTGACGTCTTAGATCGCGAACCTGCCACCATTCTGCAGGCTTTGTTTTTTCGTTTTGAGCAATGGAAAACCCACCATCTGTAATATGAATGATGCCAACTTTGGTGTAATAAAGCAAAGCGATGTTGGCAGAGGCTTCTTGGAGAAGATCATATACTTCAAGAGCAGTTTCATCTGTTGGCTTGGTCACTGCGTAGTTTTTATACAGCTCTTTGCTTAGGTATCTCTTGAGGTACTTTCTGTCTGCCTTAACGAGATAAGGCTGTATCGTAGGTAAACTAAAGTTGTAGCTTATCGTACAGTATTTTTGAAAGTCTTCTATGGTTTTAATTAGTGTTGTCATAGTTCTTGTTGTGATCCTGTTGGGTTTTTATCTAATGTGGTAAGGTTTTCTACTGCGAAAAAACCTTCAAGGTCTTCTGGCCATTGGTTGTAATCTCTGAGTAGGTTGAATACTTCTAGTGTCGTCTCTCTCTTGGATTTGAATAGAGCATTGACTATACTCATGGCTTCTCGCTTATCGCTGCCGGAGCCTCCGTTTAATTTTCCTCCTGGTATTCCTACTCCCATAAGGTTAGGATCTACTCCAATTGCAGACATAATCTCTGAGTTGCCAGAAGAAGCATCCAGAAGCCCGGCTCCATCTCCATCGTTTTTGGTTTCGATTGGCTTTACATCAATCCCATCTACCCATTTGCCTTCTCGATCCTTAAAAACGGTGACTTGAATAGATTTACCTGCGTTTTGATTTCCAGAGAGGTGGTTATCTATATCATCGGCTAGAGATTTTCTTATCCTTAATTTTTCATCTGTAGAGAACTTCTCCCAATCATTACCATAGGTCCTTAGAAAATATTCTTCTGAAATTTTGACCAGAAACTTGATGTTGAGTTGGTTTTTTGAAAATGCCTTTTTGTATTCTGGAATAGAATTCACGACATCCATCCATCCATTCCTATATACAGAATGGTGGTCTGCCTCGGGGTAATACACTTCATCCATTAATGGATAGAAGATTGGCATAATGAATTTGTGTTGTTTTTTTTGCTTGCAGTATTCCTTTATTTGCTCGGCTGTAGCATAAGAATCTACACAGGCTATTTTTTGAACATACTCTGAGTCTTCTTTGGTGTTGGATTTCCAGTTATGACAGAAATAAACGTTTTCGATAAATCCAGTGGATTCATTAATCTTTTCAAAACGCATCTTTGGCGTTGGTTGTCTCCTAATAGATACTATTTTATTGAAATCGTTACTGAGGATAAATTCAGGAAAAGCGATATTAAACGTTTCCAGATCTGAGATAGACTCCACCCAAAATCGGTTCATTTTCGATTGTCTAAAGAATTGCAATAGTTCTGGCTGGCTACGTAAAGGCACAATCTGCTTGTCTTCTTTGCCATCGTCTGTAGAGTCAATTCTTACGACTTTAAAGCCTTGTCCATAGTGTGCAGCTTTCAAGAATCGATAGGATGATCCTCCTGCGCCATTTTTCTTTAGAGTGGTTAGAAATTCTTGAGGATAAGTATTGGAATCACCCCATTTTGCAATTTTTCCAGCGGTAGAGGCTTCCTCTATTTTTTTGGTTGTGTGATTTTCTTTTGAATCGGTGATTTCAAAAGCAGCAACTTGACCTAAGCCAAAGTGTAAGTTTTTATTTTGTTGAATAACCTTCGCCATTAGTATATTACTTTTTCACCATTGAATTCAATGATATAATTGATGTTTATTTTTTTGATATTATTATCTTCTAGCTTTATGTTTCGGGTTTTGTTGTTGAAGTGAAGGGGGTTCTTTTGTATTCTTTTTTGAGTGCTTTTTTTGAACTTCAAACTGTTAATTTCTTTCTCCTCCTTAGTTAAATTTCCCTCTTCCATTACGAGCTTAGCATTAATGTAGTGGTACATTTTACCCCCTTCTTTTGAATTCCTGTTATAGCTCCTCACGCTTATGTCGAACTTGACGGCCATGCCTTCAGAGGTCTTCATACGCATCTCTGTGAGGGCATCTTTTAAGAAGATTGTTCCATTCATAACGCTAAGTTGCTATTTGAGCCTTTTAAAAAAAAGGACAGAAACCTTGTGTCCTTTTTTGAGGGCCTTTGGAGTCTCATTTTTATATAAAATATAAGAATGAGCAGTAATAGTTTACAGGTTCAAACCAGTGACACGCACTTCGAAAACATCCTCGCTTTCTATCTTGATGATAAGCGGTCTGATGAGGATAAATTGAAGCACTTAAGCGATGCCGAGCGCAACATGAAAAATAGATGGGAAACCGCTTGGATAGCCATGCTCGAGTTTAGGTCTAGAGAGGACTGTGTTAAGAAATTGGTGCATCTTTTTGGGGTTTCTAAAGCGACTGCCTATAGGGATGTCCAACGCACTGAGATGCTTTTTGGAAGTTTTAAGAAGTTCGACAAAGAGGCTCAGCGTTACATCCAGATCGAGCGCAAGCATAAGCTTTTGCAGTTGAGCCTAAAAGATAAAAACCTAGAATTGGCTTATAAAATCGACAAAGAGATTGATAAGCTTCTTGGATTGGATAAGGAGGAATCCACTGTTAACTTAGAAAAGCTAAAATCTCAAGATTATCAAATGGTAATGTCCAAAAAACAAGAGAATCTCATTAGAAAGATATTTAAGGATGGCCAGAGCCATGTCAATATGAATGTGGAAGCTACTGATATCCCTTTTCAGGACTTAAGCGACGAAGATGAAAGCTAGAGGTAGAAAAAAAGTAACTCTAAATTTGCCTCAGATCATCGCTGTAATGGCCAAGCAAAAGATTAAGTTCTTGGAGTGGGGCAGAGGAACTGGTAAATCGACTATTCTGGCTTATTTCATGCTCATGATGGCTAAGTATATGCCTAGAGCCACCTTTATTCTAGTAGGTAACACCTATGCTCAGGTATTAAGTAACACATTCAAATCCACTAAAAAAGCCTTGGAGTTTTTCGGGATATATGAGGATGTAGACTATGTGGTTGGCTCTAGCCAGGGCAAAAGGATGGGTTTTGAAATGCCTTATGAGAAGCCCAACCACTGGAAGAACATCATACATTTTAGCAATGGAACTGTTTTTCAATTGGTGGGTTTAGACAATCCAAACTCTTCAAATGGTGGTCGTGGTATTAACTCGTCTGGCATCCTTGCAGATGAAGCTGGACTATTGGACAACGATAAGCTGGCCATTAATGTGAAGAACACCAACAGAGCCATAGCCAAGTCTGCTATCCACGGTGATAATCCTTTCTTA